TACAGAGTTCAGGTATTCCTTTAATCATAAACTTGAGTACATAACAAAAAGTTCGCTTTTTCTCAGGGCGGTGATTTTATTGGTGGTCCCGGCTCTTCTGTCGCAAAAAACGCAATGAAAGGCAGAATGAGTCGAAAGGTAATGAACAGTTTTTTGTTTAGAACCGAAAAGCCTATAAAGTTTTTAGGAAGAATGAACGATGATGTAAACACTTATGTTACGCTTGGCAGTAAAGGCATTTTATTGTTTACGTTAGGGCTGTGCAGGCTTGAACAGCAAGATACCCAAAAAAATGCTGGCGGTCTAACCGAGATGTATTTAGAAATGGGTACATACAAAAAATCGTTCTATACGGTTATGATGAGCCCTAGCAGTGTAACGATTAGGGAGATGGGTGTAAGGCATAAAAGACTGCATCACTTTATCAATGCAAAAATGACCTATCCATATATATTAAGCGAAAGGCACAAGGGCAAATAGTATGTCATCTGTATTGGTATTAGGCGGTGCTGGCTTTATTGGCTCATCTTTGATTAGAAGGCTTGTACAACATAATTTTAAAGTGATTTCGTTGGACAACTATTTATCGGGATCGGTAGACAACCATATTGATGGCGCAACTTATTTAAACGGAAATGTAAATCAAGTAAACAATCTTGTTACTGATGATGTAGATATCGTTTTTCACTTTGGAGAGTATTCCAGAGTTGAACCTAGCTTTAAAAAACAAGACCTCGTTTTTGAGTCCAATCTGAATTCAATTTACAGCGTTCTGAAGTTCTGCCAAACAAACAGTGCAAAACTGATTTATGCTGGCTCAAGTAGTGGATTCGCGGCTTACGAACAGCATCAAGTTTCACCTTACACGTTTATAAAAAAAATCAATGTAGACATTATCAATCAATTTTCTTTATGGAACTCTATTGATTATGCCATTGTGTATTTTTACAACGCATACGGAGAAGGCGAGATAGGCAGTGGAGAGTATTCAACTGTTGTAGAGCGATTTATACAAATGAAAATTTTTGGCGATGAGTTCGCTGAAGTACATGGCACTGGAGAACAAACAAGGAACTTCACTTACATACAAGATATAATAAACGCCTTAATGATTGTCGTGGCCAAGGGTAATGGAGATGGATACGGTATCGGTTGTGATAAGTCATGGTCTATCAATAATTTATGTTCTATGGTTGGACTGAAGCCTAAATATGTTGGTGACGTGAAAGGTAATAGATATTTTGCTCCACTTAACACCAAGAAAACCAAAGACTTAGGTTGGAATTGGGAAAAATCCTTAGAGGATTATGTTAGTGATAGACTTAAAAGAGAATCATAATGGCTAGACCTCGCAAGGAAGTAGACTGGGAGACAGTCAACAAGCTATGCGGAATTCACTGTACTGGTGAAGAAATAGCCAATTTCCTAGATATGTCTTATGACACACTACAAAGGCGATGCTTAGAGGAACATGAGTGCGGTTTTGCGGACTACTATAAAAAGGCTTCATCTAATGGCAAAATATCACTTAGACGGGAACAGTACTCGGTAGCTATGAAGGGTAACGTCTCAATGCTTATCTGGTTGGGCAAGAACATATTAGGGCAGAAGGACGCGCCAGAGCAGAACCTAGACCGACAGCCCATTCACATTATCTTTGGCGAGCCTGATGCAGATACACCTGCAACCAACTAGACCGCAGTATCAATACATCACCACTCAGTCACCATTTCCTGCACTGGTAGCAGGCTTTGGCGCAGGTAAAACAGAAGCGGCAGTATTAAGGTCAATCGCCGGGCTACTTATGAACCCAAACACCAACAGGGGATTCTACGAGCCAACCTACGATCTAATCCGTATGATCGCATGGCCTCGGTTCGAGGACTTACTGACCCAGTTAAACGTGCCATATAAGCTACAGAAAAGCCCATTGAACATGATATCGGTCGAAGGCTATGGGAATATCATATTCCGATCTATGGATAACCCGAACCGAATCATTGGTTACGAACACGCAGACGCCGATATTGACGAGCTAGATACGCTAAAGAAAGATGATGCTGCTTATGTCTGGCGGCAGGTGCTCGCAAGGAACAGACAGAAGAAGAACGGACAGAACACAATCGGAGTCACTACAACGCCTGAGGGCTTCAAATTCGTATATGAGACATGGAAGCAAAGTCCCAAAAAGGGATACGAGATAATCCAAGCGCCCACAGCGTCTAACCCGCACTTACCTGATGGCTACATTGACAGCCTCAAAGACATATACCCAAGCCAGTTACTTGATGCGTACTTAGAAGGTAAATTTGTCAACCTGACCTCGGGGACAGTTTATTCTAGCTATAACCGAGTGGCGCACAGAAGCGATAAGACGATTAAGCCGGGCGAACCGTTATTTATCGGCTGTGACTTTAACGTAACCCAGCAGGCGGCTACTGTTTACGCTCAGAGAGATGGTGGCGCTGTATGGCACGCAGTCGAACAGTTGACTGCAATGTACGACACGCCAGAGATGGTCAGATTGATTCAGGAGAAGTGGCAAAGCAAAGGGCATAAGATTTATATGTACCCAGACGCCAGCGGTAGTAGTAGAAAGACAGTAAACGCCTCGATATCTGACATCGCTCTATTAGAACAGGCAGGGTTTATCGTAAGGGCGAAGAAAACCAACCCAGCGGTTAAGGATCGGGTATTAGCGATGAACGCGGCACTCGAAGCAGGTAGGATTAAGATTAATGACTCAGCCTGCCCTGATGTCGCTAATTGCCTTGAACAACAGTCCTATAAGAATGGCGAGCCAGACAAGAAAAGCGGTAACGACCACCAGAATGATGCGACCACTTATCCTATCGCCTATGAGATGCCGATTGTTAAGCCAGTTGCTAATGTGAGATTCGCCTTTGTCAACTAAAGCGCGTAAAATATGGAAAACTTTTAGCAGGAAATTGCCATGTCTGTAAGCACTGAGCACCCAGATTACAAGCTATACAAGAACGTATGGGCAAAGACGCGGGACGCGGTTAAAGGTTCCGTTGCCATCAAAGACAAAAAACACGCCTATTTACCAGTCCCCGACAACAAAAGCCTAGATGACGCCAGAGGCATTGAGACTGTCAGATACAAACAATATCTAAAGCGAGCAGTCTTTACTAACTTTACTGGTCGGACTAAGAACGCCCTAGTAGGTGCAGCGTTTAGAAAAAACCCAATGTACGAGCTACCAGAGGCGGTTGACTATCTAAACCAAGACGCTACTGGTGACGGCTTGAGCCTGGTTCAGCTAGCAAAAGACGAGCTATCCAATCTAATGGAGACTGGTCGGTCACTTCTATTGGTTGATTACCCACAGGCTGACGATGATTTGAGCCTAGAAGATGTCAATATGCTCGATCTCAGGGCTAGCATCGTTCCCTACACAGCCGAGCAGTGTGTCAATTGGAAGACTTCTGTTATCAACGGGCGTAGATTATTAACACTTTGCGTACTGGCGGAACCCTACTTCAACACGGATTTAGAGTTTAGCCATGACAGCGACATACAGTACCGAGTCTTACGGTTAACCGATGAGGGCTACAGCCAGCAAATATACCGAGACGATAAGCCTGTTACTGATAAGATATACCCGCGAAAGGCTGACGGCTCAGTGTGGGAAGAAATCCCGCTGATCTTTGTAGGCTCTAAAAACAACGATTCAACGATTGACGATGCGCCACTATCAGACATTGCAGATGTTAACGTGGCTCATTATCGAAACTCAGCTGATTACGAGGAGTCCTGTTTTATCACTGGTCAACCAAGCCTATTTATCACGCACAGCCTAACCTCTGAGCAGTTCGAAGAATACAACCCAGACGGATTGATTCTTGGCTCACGGTCGGGTCACGTCTTAGGTGAGACAGGCAGCGCGATACTTTTACAAGCCAGCCCTAACAACTTAGTCATGGAAGCGATGAAGGCTAAAGAACAGGCAATGGTCATGATCGGCGCTCGGATTATTACAGACCGAGGCGGTAACGAGACAGCCGAAGGCGCTAGGATTCGCTTTGCTAGTGAAAACTCAGTCCTTGGTGATATCGTATCTAATCTATCGCAAGGTTTAGAGAAGGCTATTGGCTACGTTTGCGAGTTCATGGGCGTTACTGGCGATTACTACTTTGATATCAACTCGGAATTCTACGACAAGTCGGTAGACCCGCAGATGATTATGTCTATGATCACACTGTTAGACCGCAACCTAATAGGTGACATTGATATCTTCGAGCGCTTACAAGCGGCAGGGCTTATCGACACCGCGAGAACCCTTGATAACGTCAGGGAAGAACGCGAGCTAACTAACCCAGTGGGGTAATTATGCAAATCGACAAGTCAAAGATGAAGTGCAACCAGCCCAAGCGCACGCCTAGCCACCCAACAAAGTCGCACGTTGTAAAGGCGTGTGAGGACGGTAAAGAAAAGATTATTAGATTCGGTCAGCAAGGCGTTAAGGGTTCGCCACCTAAAAAGGGCGAGAGTAAAGCAGACGCGGCTAGACGCGCATCATTTAAAGCACGACACGCCAAGAACATCGCCAAGGGCAAAATGTCTGCGGCCTATTGGAGCAACAAGGAGAAATGGTAATGCCAGCAATGAAATCGAAAGGTGGAGTTAAGTTTAGCAAGGGTGGCAAGGTCTACAAGACTAAGAAAGGCGACAAAAAGAAAAAGTAATGTCTACTCAGGACGGTATTACCAATGCGGTTATTCGCCATCAAATCTTTGTACAGCGGTTTGGGGCTAATATCGGCAATAAGACCGCGAAGGCATTAATCGAGATTCAGAAGTTGGCAGAAAGGCGCTTGTTAAATCCTGATCTGACTGATTTTCAGAGAGACAGGTTACAAGTCATTGCTACTGATATGGAAGAACAGTTCCGTTTGCTAATGGGCGAGAACATACAAGACCGATTCGCAGAGCTAGAGGACTTCGCTCTATACGAAGCCGAGTTTAGCCAAGGCATCATGCAGACGAATATAACAGGCTCAACAGTTCTACCCAGCCCAGAGCAGATCAGCGCGGCTATTGATATGGCGAGGATGGAAGTTGGTCGGCAAGAGCTAGGGATAAGGCAGATATTCAAGGGCTTTACAGATCGTGCAGCGAAACAAGTAGCACAGCAAATATCCGATGGCGCTATTCTCGGCGAGACCAATCAGCAGATCACTAACCGACTGACTCAGCTAAACGGCTTGCATAAAAACCAAGCCATGACGATTACTAGGACGGTGACTAATAACATCTCGGCAATAGCTCGTGACGAAGTAATGCGAGCCAACGAGGACGTGCTAGAAGGTTATAAGTGGGTAGCGGCTTTGGATAACAAAACGACTCTTGTCTGCGCCTCGCGTGATGGCAAGGTTTATAGTTTGAATGACCCGGACGCACCAAGACCGCCAGCCCATTTTAACTGCCGCAGTACGATTGTGCCGAAGGTTAAACCAGAGTTCGATTTAGGCGCTGACGTAGAGACCACCAGAACGGCTAGGGGCGCTGATGGGGCAGAACGCATAGATAGCGACACTAATTACGAGGCGTGGCTTAGACGACAGCCAGAGAGCTTTCAGGACGAGGTATTAGGTAGAGAGCGTGGTAAGCTATTCAGAGATAAGAAGCTAAAACTAGAGCGATTCGTAGACGACAACGGCAAGCCAATACCGCTAGACCAGTTGCGCGTGTTAGATGAGAGCTTTAATAATACAGGATCAACCCTGCAAGATGTGGTATCAACCACTGGCGGCGGGGATTAAAAGCCGAAAGGCACTAACTGCGATTGAGTCGCAAACTTGCAAACCAGAGGTGAAGCATGGAATTTTTAAATGAGATTGAGCTAGACGATGACATCAAGAAAACCTTAGCTGAGAAGCTACAGGCAGAACTTGATGCAAGAATTAACGAGCAAACGTCAGGCTTAAAAGCCAAAAATGACGAGTTGCTGGCTGAAAAGAAGCGTGTACAGCAAGAGCGGGAGGAAGCTAAACATCAGGCGGCGCTTGAAGCTGAGAAGAACGCACGCAGCGAAAATGATTACAAACAACTATTTGAGTCACAAAAAGAGGAATCTAACGCACTTCGTGCTAAAATAGAGGAAATGAACAGTAACATTGTTAGGCAGAAGATTAACAGTGAAGCGTTCAAAGTTGCGTCTACCTTGACAAAAGACGCAAAAAAGGCACAATTACTACAAGAGAAAATTAGCCAGAGGCTTACTCTTGTTGACGATGAGCTAAGAGTTACCGATGCGTCAGGTCAACTGACTGTATCAAATCTTGGCGAGTTGGCAGAAGCAGTTAAGAGCGAATACTCGTTTTTGGTTGACGGAAGCCAAGCAAATGGCGGCGGAGCCGCAAGAGCGCAAGGTGGAGCCTCAGCGCGTCAAACTGAAATCAGCCGATCTGAGTTCGAAGGATTATCTCACGCCCAGCGTAAGCAATTCTTCAGCGAAGGCGGTAAACTGTTTAACGACTAATTATTGGAGGCCACAATGGCTAACGTATTAACTGATCTCGCTGCCGACATTTATAAGGCGGCTGACGTAGTAGGGCGGGAGCTTGTGGGCTTCATTCCTGCTTCTACGATTAACGCTAACGGCTCTGAGCGAGTTGCCAAAGGTGACGTGGTTCGTGCATCTTTCACTCGAGAAGCGGCGGCTGTTGATGTATCCGAGTCTATGACTATTCCTGAAGGTACTGACCAGACGGTAGACAACAAGACTTTGACTATCAGCAAGTCACGGGCTGTTCAAATCCCTTACACTGGCGAAAACGTGTTGAGCCTGAACAACGGTATTGGTTTCGATACTGTCTACGGCGACC